ACTGTAAACAGAGGTTCTTGAAAGCCCTAATAAGTCGGCAATAGTGGTGATGCTATTGCCTTTTATAAATAAGTTTTTGCTTTGTTGATGATTATTCATTAGTGCTTTACCTGCTGTTACCTGCTGTTACCTGTTGTTACCTGTTGTTAGTGCTTGGCTTTATTGTTTGGCTTTATTGTTTGGCTTTATTGTTTGGTTTTATTGTTTGGTTTTAGTATTACCTAACTGCCATTCAATGCGGTTGATCCGCTCGCCTTGTTGCTTTTGCGTTTTGCTTAATGCAACTAGCAATACGCTACGACGCTGGCGTTCGCGATCAGTTATTTCATTCTTTACCTGCATAATGGCAATTTCTTTGCTTAAATCACTTACGCTACCGTTAAGTGATAAAATAGAAGAGAACAAAAACCCGATAGCAACAATAAGCAGCGAGTCTATTATTTTTTTTAAGTCCATGATATTTAATCTTATTGTTGGTATTGGTGTTGGTGTTGGTGTTATCGTTTTAAATCAGGCAGCGGGGTTTTCCCCTGCAAGTAAGCTTTTAGTAAGCCACGCAAGCCGTAAATCACTACTACCATGCCAATAATTACCGCTACGTACCAGTTAGGCATTTTGGCAATAATTTCAAAGCCGTTAAGCGCGTATTGGGCGTAGCTAGGTATAAACGCTAAAATCATCGGTACTAAAAAAACAATTAGTACTAGTTCGTCTTTCCAAGACTTTTGCATGTTTTGCATGGCTAGCCTGTCTAGGTTAAAGTCTTGCGTTTGCCCTTGCTCAGCCATAGCTAGTAAGGCGTTAGCTTTGGCTTTTTTAGTGTCGTGTTCAATTTTTAGTAACTCAAATTGTTGGGTTACTTTTAAGGTTTTGCGCGTTTGCCATTGTTCAATGGGTTTAGCCACCAAGCCTGTTAAGGTGCTGCCAAGAGTTTTAAGTGCAGTCCACATGTTCATATCCTTTTAACGTTAAGGGGATTTGGTACACAATTAAATGTTTAACCGCGTAGGGTTTTATTTTTCCTATCTCTATTTTTTGTTTAGTAACATAATCATTAATAAGGGCTTGCAAGGCTGCAGACACTGGGTCATAAGCTAACCGGGTGTTTTTTGCTTTGCTTGATACGCTAATGTATAAGTTAAAAATATAGTCAATATCGTCAATAATGGCGTTGTTTATTGTGATAGAGTCAAATAGCAAGTAAGTTCCTAAGGTGTTAATTTCACCTTGTAATTTAGTTACTTGTGGCAATATGTTCATAATGTATTGCTCGGCTTTGCTTATGTTTACACTCATTTATTGCTCTCGTTTATTGCTCTCGTTTATTGCTCTCGTTTATTAGCGTTAGCTAAAGGTACGGGCTAAAGGTACGGGTTAATCCTTGTTTTTACGTTACTAGTAATTAGGGCGTTCTCTTGCCCAATAGCGGTTACAGGCTGGGTAAGTTGTTTAAGTGCCGCGTGGTAGGCGTTTATATGCTCTTCGGTTACGCCGCCTTTTTCTACTAATAATAAATAACGATAAAAAGCAATATCCATTAGTACGGGGGCTATTGCCTGTGTACTGGCTATTTCTATTGCTTCGGTGGCTGCAATAGTTAGGTGTTGGTCGGTCACCAAATCAGGATCACTAATAAAAGCTTGGGCGCGAATGTTTAAGCGCTCTTTAAGTGCGGTTAGTTCCATTTGATACTGTTACCTATTGTTAGTGTCGTTGGTGGCGTTGGTGTCGTTGGTGGCGATCACTTTTAAATATTATGCTTTTAAAGCTAATGTAAACGGGGTTTAAATAGGGTTTAACACCTGTTTAAACCCCGTTTATTATCACGTTTATTATCACGTTAGCTTATGCCAGCTTATGCCAGCACTTAACAAAGTACTATTGTGCCGTGCCGTTGCTAAAAAACGCCATTTGCCAGTATCCGTAGCCGGCATTGTCCATGGTGTCTACCCCGTAAAACACTTTCTTTTCATCAAACATTTTACTGGTGTCGGCTTCTAATTTGCCTACTTTGGTAATTTGTAAAATAAACGGTTTTAGCGGTTGACTGGTGTCTAATACGCACCAGGTGCCAGCGTCCATTTGCTGCACTACTTTTAACGTTAATAAGTTTTGGGCGATATTGTCGCTACCATTAATGGTTTTAGCCCCTAAAATAGTTTTTGCTATTTTAAGTAAGTCAGGCGATACCAGTAACATGGTTGGCATAATACCCAATGCTTCGCCGTGCTCGTCTTTAATACCTTGCATTTTGGCAATAATATCAAACAGCGCGTCTTCAGTAAGTTGTGCATCAGTTAGGTTACTGTAGGTGTCTGTGCCTACTTCGTGATCAATTGCAAAAAAGGCTTTACCGTCAAAGCAAGTGCCGTTTTGTTTAATTAATCCTAGCACTAGCGAATTATAATGCTTAGTAACACTATGAATTAATTGGCTAATTTTAAGCTTTACTATGCCTAAGTTATCAAACACAAAGTCGTCGCGCATTACTTCTATACTGGTTTCAAAGTCTTTTTTGGCGATAGGGTAAGTGTGATCTTTTAACTTTTTCTTTTGACGGCCAGCCACCCAGTGTTTCATGCCTGGTACGTTACCTAGCCAAACATAGTCAACGGTGTGGCTTTTGGTATTTACTTCACTGGCAATGTCTAGGTAGTCTTTTTTTACTGCGGTTTTAATGCCTTTAGAAAAAAGCACTTTAACGCCTTTGGTCAACTTGGCCACGTTGGCTAAATCAAAATTCATGGTTATTCTCCTTGTTCGTCGTTAAGGCCCAGCTGATCAAACACCGCGCAATTTTCGTTATCACCTAAATTGTTTGGCTTTTTATCGGGGTTAATGTTGTTGTTGTCAGTTTTGCTAAAGGTTTTTTCTTCTACTGTTAGGTAGTCTTTTAACGAGTTGTGGCTTAACCCTAAGGCAAAGTCACGTTTTGCGGGGGCAAGTTTGCCACCAGCAATGGCGTTGTCTACCTTGGCGGTACGTTGTTCTTTTTGTAAGGCGTTTTGGGCAGTGGTTAGTGTATCAACTTGTGCTTTAAGTGCGGTATTTTCAGCCGCTAAAGCGTCTTGGGCTTGTTTTTCTTCTTTCGTCATTGCATTGCCCTCCACAGGCGGTTTATTTTCAATATTATTTTCAATATTATTTTCAATATTATTTTCAATATTATTTTCGATATTGTTTAGAGCTTCATTTAATAAGTTCGGATTATTAACCAAACCCACAGCAATAATGTGCTTTACTTCATTGGTGTCATAATCAACTAAATACTCAGGGCTTAGATATTTATATTTTTTCTTAGCAATGAGTTCTTCACCGTCTTCATTGAGTGCTAAGCTGGCATAAATACCATCGCTTCTAAGTTCAAACTCAGTAAACCAACCTGCGGCAGCTCCATTGTATTCGTGCCCAACATTCAGTACCAGTTCAAGCTCTGTAGAAATTAAACGTTCAAGTATTTCTTGCCCGTCAATGTGAAAAACACGCCCATCAATACCTGTCACTTTACCGACTGGTGAAATCTTTACTTTTTCTTTCACCGCTTCAATGCTGACCGAGCAAAGTTGTAAAATTAACTGAGTTGCATTTTTATTTTGTTTACCTTTAGCCATTACATTGTTAACCCCTGTTTTTAATTAACTAAATATTCAAATAAATAAGTACCTGTTCAAGATGGTTTGTATTTTGCGTTAGTTTTTTTTAATGCTCACTCCATATAGCGGTATATGCGTTTAGACGTGAAAAAAAGTTAACTAAAATGCACCTATCAAAGTAAATCAACGTAAATCAGCGAAAGGTAAACGCTAATGTCACAGCAAGTTATTCACATAGGTACAGTGGTTGACGCTAAAGCCGATAAGTCATTAGTAAAAGTGGACGTACTAGGGAGAACCACAGACTGGTTGCCCGTGCTACAACAAGCTAATAGTTTTAAGCGTGTATTTCGCTCCGTACGTAAAGGACAGCAAGTAGTGGTACTAGCTAACCGTGTGGTTATTGGTAGTATTTTTAATGTTGACTGTTTAGAGCCAAACGGGGCAAATGAGCATGTAGATATTATTGAATACGAAGACGGTACGCGCATTAAATATGACACCGACGCTAAAACACTGCACATTGACGCGGTGGGCGATATACAAGTTACCTGTAAAAATGCAGTAGTTAAAGCTGATTCTGTTGATATGCAATCAACTGATATTAAATTAAATAACGGTAAAGGCGTAGTGACCGGCAATCATATTTGTATGTTTACTGGTACACCGCATTCAAGTTGCTCTGCAACGGTAATGGCAGGTAAGTAAGGCAGGTAAGAATTATGTCGATGAGTAGCGACGCGTTAAAAGGTTTAATTATTAGTAAATTACAGGCACGCGGTTTTGATACCCAAAACGAACACGCCACGGTGTCAATACTGGCACAGGCAATAGCCCAGGCGGTTGTTGAGCATATTCAAGCAAACGCACAAGTTCAGGTGTCTGGCGGCTCGTCTGCTGGTACTTACCAAGTTAGTTAGAAGCGCAAAGTGTGTTAAATAATGGAACAAACAGCCATGAGCCAACAAACACTACAACCCTTACAACTGGGTAACTTAACGTTTAAAGATGCGGTATTCACAGGTATAGCCATTACCGCTAATACCGCGCTTAGTCAACAATATTACGTGAGTTTAACCAGCAGTATTAGCCGTATTTTAACCACTCGCATTGGCGAGCGAGTTATGCAGCCAGAATTTGGTAGTGATTTGTATTTATTGCGTGACAGAGATTTTAATAGTTTATGGCGAATAACGGCAACACGCTATATTTTTGAAGCGTTAACAAAATGGGAGCCACGGGTTCACTTTAAGCAGTTAAATTTCACTATTAATGAACTAACAGGTCAGCATTACTTTTCTTTAAGCCTTGAACCACGCGAGTTAACATAAAAAACATGAGTAATTTACACAGCAGTAGTACCGCTACGGCCCCTAACGTTTTACATAGGCCAACTTATCAAACGCTGGTTGATGAAAACGTGGCTATTTTACAACAATTATTACCTGATTATCAGCCGCTTGAGTCTGATAACTATATGTTATTAATTGAAGCCTTTGCTTATCGTGAACTGCATTTGCGCCAGTTGTTTAATAATCGTTTAAGGTCGTTATTACTTCCTTATGCCTTAAAAAGCGATTTAGATTTAGTTGCTACCTTTTACGGGGTAAAGCGACTTGCTAACGAAAGTGATGATCAGCTAAGGGAGCGCACCAGTAAAAGTTTACACGGGTATTCAACCGCTGGCTCTAAAGAAAGCTATGAGTTTCATGCCTATAGCGTAAATGACGTTATTAGCGATGTTAATGTATTTAGCCCTGAAAAGGGCAAGGTTACGATAGTGCTAGCGTCATTTAAAGAAGCGTATGACGGTGAGTTAATTAATAGTGAGTTAATTTCAGCCGTGAGCACAGCATTAAATAATACTAAAGTGCGCCCTATTACCGATGAGGTAACGGTGGTTAAAGCACAAGTAAAGGCAATAACAATTAACGCCAATATTGTTATTTTTAATCAAAGTCAGCAAGCCGTTATTAATGATCGCATTACGGATAATTTATCCACTGAGTTAACCATAGGTGAAAAAGTAACTTATTCACAATTAATTAGGCACTGTCATGTTGAGGGTGTTTATAAGGTAGATATAAGCAATATCAACGACGATATAGCTTGTGCTAATAATGAAATAGTTAAATTTAACACGATTAATTTAGCGTTTAGCCTTTATCAAAATCAATAATCAGGAGACAGGAGGGGTAAATGACTAAAACTAAAGCTAAAACTAAAGCTGAAATTAAAGCTGAAGCTGAAACTAAAACATTACTACCACTGAATGCTAAAGCCATTGAGCGAGCTATTGAGCAGGTAACTATTGAGCAATTAGGGGTTGATTTAACCCCCGTTGATATTAACCCGTTAACCTGTGCAAGTAAGTTATTGCCAATTATCGCCCAAGCGTGGTTAGTGTCTATTAACGGGTTAAGCGAGCAAGAGCAGCGAACCCTTATTGCTAACGCGCTAGAAATTCATAAATATAAAGGCACGGTGTACGCCGTGCAAAAAGCATTAGAGGCTGTTTTTAATAACCCTGAAATTATTGAGCATAACGCCGCGTTTGAGTTTGACGCTAAGGTTACTTTTAAAAATGACCGTAACGCTGTTTACCATCACAACAAATTTAGCACGGCAAGGGCGTTAGTTAATAAGGCTAAAAATGCACGTAGCCGATTCAATACCTTTAACGCTGGTTTTCCTGATGCACGCGCTAACATACAAAAAACAGATGCCGCCAGTGTAAAACTGTCATTAGCGTCTCACTTAAACTTTAACGCAACCGCTAAAGCGGCTGTTTACGGGGCTGTTCAATGGAAAATTTAACCGCAGTAGCAACAACTTACGGGCTAGGTATTTTGTCTAGTTCGTTAAAAAACAAAGCACGCACTTATGCACTTATTGGGGCTGATAATCACAGTAAACCTGAGCGTTCAACGGGTATTTTTTATCAAGAAACCATAGACAGTAGTTATTTTGATGATTACGGGGTGTTAACTTTTATTATTGATATACCCAGTAATGTTGATTTTAATAAGTATTTGTACAGTATTGTTATTTTAGACGACACCGAGCAAGTTATTGTAAAAGCCTATACGCCTCAAGTGGCGTTGTCTATGGGTATTGGCGGCACTATCACCCTTAAAGCCGCCGTTACGGGTGAAGCGGGGGAAATCATCTTTAAAGCACATGATTATATTACCGGTACTGAGTTAACCGAGTTATGGATGAACCCTATTTATGCCAACACCTCAGCAATAACCCAAAATTCAACCCGGCAGGTTAAGCAATACCACCGAACACTTACGTTAGCAGACAAGCAAGATGAACAGCATAACCAAAACTTAAATAAGATAAAGGTATTAACTAATAAGTCAAAAAATATTGATGTTAATAAAGCAAATATTGAGTCTAACTTATCAGCTATTTATGCCAACACCTCAGCAATGGTTAAAAATTCAACCCGACAGGTAAATCAACATAACAGAATAGTCGCAATAGAAAAACAACTGGCTAACGCTTAACCCTTAACTTAACCCTTAACTTAACCCTTAACTTAACCCTTAACTTTCAACACCAACACAGGAGGCACTATGAGTGCTAACGATGCAATACTTAATTTAACTAATGCAGTACAACAACACACTAATACCACACAAACTTTTTTAGATAATGCTGATACCCGTATTATTGCTAAAGAAAATCAGGTAACTAGTTTTTTACAGCAAGCAACGCCTGAAAAGCGTTTTGTACAAAAAATAACAATAGGTGGCTCAGTTGACTACCTTT